TGGGTCATGCCCCCGTTGTCTTTACTATATCAGGGATTACCCTATTGTTCAACAAATAAATCTAGTTCATAATCAGGGGAAGCAACTTCCACGTTTGTGGACAAAAGTAATGACCGAAACTAAACCTCGTGGTAGACCAAAAGGTGCTACTAACAAACAGTTCTCCCTTACCAGTTATGCTGATAAGCCTGAACTCATCACTCTACCCAAGACTGAGACTGCCCAACTTAAAGAACTAAAGAATCTCCTGATAAACAGTGCAGGTTCTAGAGTTGTCCACAAAGCAGTAGAGATAGCCCTTAATGACGATCACCCTGCCCAACTAGCCGCCATCAAACTCTGCATGGACAGAATGTTGCCAGTCAGTATGTTTGAGAAAGAAGGCAAAACCCGTAGTGCTGTAACCATCAACATTACTGGAATAGGCGAGATTTCACATGGTGAGACAATAGATGCACAAGATATAGAGGATAAAAATGGCTGATTGGCTTAATGAATACCAAAAATTTACTGCTACTCCTTGGAGTCCTACGACTTTAAAAGGGGAGGAGGAAAACAAGTTTCGCAATTGGTTGCAAGGTACGCAACTGTTTAATTCTATTAAGAGCGACATTGCTCAAGAAAACAAGATACCTTTGGACAGGCTAGAAAACGATAGAGTTACAGAGATGATTCTTCAAAACTCTGATTACGATTACAGAGGCGCATACAAGTCTGGCATAAATGAAGTAATTGATCCAAGAGACAAAAAACCACATTGGCCTTCGTCAACTCCAGAGGGAAGGATGCTAAAAGATCCAAATCACCCAACTGCTTGGAAAGAGTTTTTTATGCGTCAATACAATACTGATCCTGACGAATTAGGTTTGGATACTATTGAAAAAGCAACGAACTGGACAAAATCTTCTGGGCAAGTTGTCTCGCCTTTTTATCAAGACCCATTCTTGACTATCAAATGAGTGATCTAAACTTTAGCCTACTGCCTTGGCAAGAAGAAGTCTTCAAGGATAAGACTAGGTTCAAGGTAATTGCGGCTGGTCGTAGGTGTGGCAAGTCCCGTATGGCGGCAGTCACCCTACTTATTGAAGCCTTGAAATGCCCTGCGGGTTCTGCGGTGCTTTATGTTGCGCCTACCAATGGTCAGGCTCGACAGATTATTTGGCAAGTTCTAATGGAACTAGGACGAGAGGTTATCCAAAATGCCCACATCAACAACCAAGACATTACCACCATCAACGGAGCAACCATCTACGTCCGAGGTGCTGATAGACCCGATACTCTGCGTGGAGTCTCCCTTACCTACGCAGTCCTTGACGAAGTTGCGGACATCAAGCCCGAAGCGTGGGAGCAAGTTATCCGAGCCTCTCTCTCCGATAGAAAAGGAAGAGCCATGTTCATCGGAACGCCCAAAGGAAGAAACTGGTTCTACGATTTGTTTAGATTGGGCGAAAGCGCAGAGGATAAAGACTGGAAATCTTGGCACTTCACCACCAAAGACAACCCCCTGATCGACCCAACTGAGATTGAGTCAGCCAAGAAAACCCTGTCTACCTTTGCTTTTAAGCAAGAATACATGGCTAGTTTCACCAATGCTGGTAGCAACATCTTTAAGGAAGAGTGGATCAAGTATGGGGAAGAGCCTGAGTATGGCAGTTACTACATAGCCTGTGACTTGGCAGGATTCGAGGAAGTTGCCAAACAAGCGGCTAATTCCAAGAAAAGGCTAGATCAGACGGCTATTGCTGTTGTCAAGGTAACGGATGATGGGAAGTGGTTTGTCAAAGAGATTGTTTTTGGGCGTTGGGACATCCGTGAGACTGCGGCAACCATCCTGTTGAAGATGCGTGAGTACCGACCGCTTTCTGTGGGAATTGAGAAAGGTGCGCTAAAAAACGCAGTTTTGCCGTATCTTTCTGACTTAATGCGTAAAAATAATGTATATTCGCATATAGTTGACTTAACGCATGGCAACAGGAAAAAGGCTGACAGAATTATCTGGAGCCTCCAAGGGCGGTTTGAGCATGGGCGTATTGTGCTGAACTCTGAGGAGGATTGGGATGAATTTAAAGATCAACTTCTTTTATTTCCCGCCATTGGAGTGCATGATGATTTGCCAGATGCTTTGTCATATATAGATCAGATGGCTGTCACCTCTTACTTTGTAGATGACCAAGAAGATGAGTGGGAGCCTGTGGACATAATTAGTGGGGTTTAAATGGCAACAGACAAACTAGAGCAAAACGAATTCTATGAGCCAACTGAGGCTGATAAAGAGTTGACGGCTTTTGTGACAGACCATTGCAATCGTTGGCGTGAATACAGAGATACCAATTTTCTTCCCCAATACCTAGAGTACGAGCGCATCTTCCGTGGTCAATGGGCTTCTGAAGACAAAACCCGTGAGTCTGAGCGTTCACGCATCGTCACCCCCGCCACCCAACAAGCCGTAGAGACACGTCATGCTGAGATCATGGAAGCAATCTTTGGTCAAGGCGAGTTCTTTGACATTGAAGATGACATTAGAGACTACAACGGCAACCCCATAGATGTTGAGTTAATCAAGGCTCAACTGATGGAAGACTTCAAGAAAGACAAAATTAGGAAGTCCATTGACCAAATTGAGTTGATGGCTGAAATCTATGGCACAGGCATAGGCGAGATTGTTGTCAAGACTGAGAAAGAATACGTCCCCGCCACCCAAGCCATCCCAAATATGCAAGGGCAAGCGGCTATCGGTGTCATGGAAAAAGACAGGATTGGCGTGAAGATCATGCCTATCAATCCCAAGAACTTCTTGTTCGATCCCAACGGAACTTCCATTGATGACTGTATGGGTGTTGCTATCGAGAAATACATCTCGATTCACAAGATTGTCCAAGGCATAGAGAAGGGTATCTATCGCAAGGTTGATATTGGTACTACTGGCGAGGATACAGACCTAGAGCCTACCCAAGAGGTAAGCCAGTATCAGGACGAGAAGGTTCTTCTCCTGACCTACTATGGTTTAGTCCCAAGAGAGTACTTAAACAATCTCAAGGAAAACAAAGACATTGTGGAGTTGTTTCCTGAGAACTCTGTGGCTGAAGACTACTCAGACATGGTGGAAGCCATTGTCGTGATTGCCAATGATGGGCAACTTCTCAAAGCAGAAGAAAATCCTTACATGATGAAGGATCGCCCTGTTTTAAGTTATCAGGATGACACAGTACCTAATCGCTTACTTGGCAGAGGCACAGTAGAAAAAGCGTTCAATATGCAAAAGGCTATTGATGCTCAGACCCGCTCACACTTAGATTCCTTGGCACTTACCACTAGCCCCATGATTGCGATGGATGCAACCCGTCTGCCACGGGGTATGAAGTTTGAAGTGAAGCCTGGCAAGGCAATCCTCACCAATGGCGCACCTTCTGAGATTCTCTACCCCTTCAAGTTTGGTCAAAGCGACCCCAACAACTTGGCTACGGCTAAAGACTTTGAGCGTATGTTGTTACAAGCAACTGGAACATTGGATTCCCAAGGCATGATTAGCAATGTTGCTAGAGATGGCGGTCAAGGCGGTATGTCTATGGCTGTTGCTTCTATCATCAAGAAGTACAAACGCACTTTGGTGAACTTCCAAGAAGATTTCTTGATCCCGTTTATCCAAAAAGCGGCTTTCCGCTATATGCAGTTCGATCCAGAGCGTTATCCTTCTGTGGATATGAACTTCATACCTACGGCAACGCTTGGAATTATTGCTAGAGAGTACGAGCAACAGCAGTTTATTGGGCTTTTGCAGACGCTTGGCCCGAATACTCCCGTTTTGCCAATCATCTTGAAAGGCATTTTGACCAATTCAAGCCTGTCTAACAGGTATGAGTTGATACAGATGTTGGACAAGATGAGTCAACCTGACCCAGAAGCACAACAACTGCAACAAGTGCAACAACAATTGGCTCTGCAAGCGGCTCAAGCGCAGATTGCGGTGCAAACTACTCAGGCAGAACAGAATCGTGCAGAGGCTACCAAGTTGTCTGTTGAGGCTCAGTTGATGCCACAAGAAGTTCAAGCCAAAATGAGTGCATCTTTGACTAAGAATTTGCCAAGTGAGGCAGATGCTAACCAAAGAGAGTTTGATAAAAGGGTTAAGATTGCTGAATTGATGCTCAAAGAAGCAGACATCAAGAATAAGAGCAAAATTGTTGAGTTACAGATGGCGAATAAACAAGAAAACCTTGCAAAAGTCGAGAATGACTTTCTTGAAGAGTTATCTGGGAGCCTAAGAAGATGAGTGACATCATTCCAAACCTAGAAGACATGACGGACGCTGAGAAGAAGGCGGCACTTGACGCTATTCAGTTATCTATTGCCAAGTCAAAAGAGGTTCAAAAGCAACGCATTGGTGAAAACGTCAACCTAGTTATTGATGCCCTAAAGAAAATTGAAGCCGACATTCAATCTCGTTATGACTTAGTGGGAAACACACTAGAGAAGCGAGTTGCCTCCATTAAAGACGGAAAAGACGGAAAAGATGGAAGGGATGGCAAGAATGGAAAAGATGGACGTGATGGAAAACAAGGCGTTCAAGGAGTTAAAGGCGAGAATGGACGCGATGGGCGTGATGGAATCGATGGTAATGATGGTATTGGTGTCTCCTTTGCTCGTATCGATTTTGATGGTAGCCTTGTCATTGGCTTGTCTAGTGGTGTTGAACTCAATGTTGGTGAAGTTGTTGCTCCTGATCTTGCGGAACGCATCAAAGTCATTACTAATGGTGGCGGCACTTCTCAGTCTGTTGGTGGACTGAGTTACCAAGGAACATGGAACGCAACGACCAATACTCCCACATTGGCTAGTGGTGTGGGCGTAAATGGCTACTACTACATAGTTGCAACGGCTGGTTCTACTAACCTTGACGGAATAACTGATTGGCAAATTGGCGATTGGCTGATGTTTAACGGCACAGTCTGGCAAAAGATTGACCAAAGCAACCTAGTCACTTCTGTTAACGGACAAACTGGTGCGGTATCGGTAGGAACTGTGACGAGTGTGGCGGCTACGGCTGGAACAGGAATTAGCATATCTGGTAGCCCAATCACATCAAGTGGCACTCTAACAATTACAAACTCTGCCCCTGATCAGACTGTTTCGCTGACTGCAAGCACAGGCATCTCAACGAGTGGCACATACCCAAACTTCACTATTACCAATAGCGCACCAGATCAGACTGTGAGCCTTACTGCTAGTACGGGTATTAGCACATCAGGAACTTATCCTAATTTCACTATCACTAATTCTGCGCCTGACCAAACAGTTGCGTTAACTGCTGGCACAGGGATTAGCACAAGTGGAACTTATCCTAATTTTACGATCACTAACTCTGCGCCAGATCAGACTGTTGCATTGACGGGAGCAGGGACAACTAGTATAAGTGGGACTTATCCTAACTTCACTATTACATCTAATGATGCTTATAGTGGGACTGTTACATCCATAACGGCTGGTACGGGTTTGACAGGTGGAACTATCACAACAAGTGGTACTGTGGCATTGGCTACAACTGCTGTGACTGCGGGTAGTTATACGGCTACTAACATTACTGTTGATGCGTATGGACGGATTACTTCAGCCGCCAACGGAACTGCTGGTGCGTCTATCAGCAACGACACAACTACATCAAGTAACCTTTATCCATTGTTTGCGGCGGCAACTTCAGGTACGCCAACAACGATTTACACGGGTAACACCAAGTATTTGTATAAGCCAAGTACGGGTGAGTTAACTGCGCCAGCGCACATCTCGTCTAACGGCATAAACATTAACTCAACGACTGTTAGCGCAAGTTATACGATAGCAAGCGGTAACAATGGCTTTTCGGTTGGCCCGATAACTGTGGCAAGCGGTCAAGCGGTAACTGTCTCTAGCGGTCAACGCTGGTTAGTTTTGTAAGGACAAACATGGCATACGGCACAATTAACGCTGACTTAATGACCACATCGGATGGTGTGAGTTCGTCTGGTTTGTATGGTTTTAAAAATAAAATCATCAATGGTGCGATGGTTATAAATCAGCGCGGGTTTAGTGGAACAGTTACAACAGATGGCTCATACACACTAGACAGATATGTCGCATTTTCTGTTGCTAGTTCAAAATTTTCTGTATCTCAAAATGCTGGTAGTGTTACACCGCCAGTCGGGTTTGCAAATTATTTGGGAGTTACTTCATTAGCGGCTACTAGCCTTGCGGCTGGTGATTACTACCAGATTTGTCAAAGGATTGAAGGCTACAACATGGCAGATTTAGCGTGGGGAACTGCTAATGCCAAAACAGTTACATTGTCGTTTCAAGTCTACTCAAGCCTAACAGGTACTTTTGGGGGTTCATTGCAGAATGGCAATCAAAATAGGGCTTATCCATTTACTTACACCATTTCATCTGCAAATACTTGGACAACAATTTCCATAACTATTGCTGGAAGTACGGATGGAACTTGGTCATCTACTAATACTGAAGGTATTGGCTTGTATTTTGGTCTTGGCGTGGGTACTACATATAGTGGTACTGCTGGCGCATGGACAACAACTACTAAATACTCAGCCACAGGCGCAACAAGCGTAGTCGGAACAAATGGCGCAACCTTCTATCTGACTGGTGTGCAATTAGAGGTAGGCAGTACCGCAACATCTTTTGATTATCGTCCGTACGGCACAGAGTTGGCTTTGTGTCAGAGGTATCTACCAGCGTTTAATGCAGTAGGCTCTAGTGACACAATTTGTTCTGCATATATGCAATCAACAACAAACATGAGGGGTGTATTCGTACATAAGGTATCAACCAGAGTTCCTCCAACTGGATTAACCGCTACGGCAAGTTCCACATTTCAGTTTTCTGGAACTGGTGGTGTTGGTTGTTCTGGCTCTTTAACATTTTTAAATTCTTCAACAGATTCAAGTTTTATACAAATAACTACTAGCGCAACAACTGCTGGAGTTGGAGGTCAATTTGCGGCTAATGCAACACCTTGTCAAATATTGTTTACAGGATGTGAACTATGAAAACATATAAACTTTATAAAACACCATTTGGCAAAGATGCGGCAGTCACAGTTAACGAAAATGGAACTTCAACAAGTTTTTTGTTTGACGAACAAAATCCAGACTACATCGCCTATTTAGCGTGGCTGAGTGAGGGCAACACGCCTACTCCCGCAGACGAAGGAACACAATAATGCCAAACGTAATAAATGCCACGAGCACAGGAAATGGCGGGTTGATAACGCAGGGTGACGATTCGGGCATCCTAAACATACAGACAAACGAGACTACTGCGATAAGTATTGATGCTAGTCAGCAAGTTGGCATAGGTGGAACGCCTGTAAAAACACTATCTATTTTGCCTACTTCTATTCGCAGAATGGACTTTTATGTCCGTGACCCAGGGGTTGATGATTCTTTAGTTATTCGTAGTCAACACGCTACTAATAATAATATTAGGGACATGATTTTAGAAGGAAATAATGTAAAAGTTTTTACAGGTGCAGACTCAGGAAGTTCTGGTTCAGAGCGTATGCGTATCGACTCTAGCGGTAACTTGCTGGTGGGCTATAGTGGCTCATCTGCGTATCATAGATTTTACAAAAACAATGTTGGCGATTATGTTGCTCAAATAGTTAATACAGCAAGTAGCAGTGCTTACGGGATAGCAATTACCTATACTGCGTCAGCGCCAAATGGAACTTCAAATCAGTTTTTAGATTGTGCTGATACAGGTGGAGCAAGAGCAAAGTTTTATTCAAATGGTGGTTTGGCAAATTATCAAGCAAATAACGCAAATCTTTCTGACCAACGGGAAAAGAAAAACATTGAACTTGCGCCAAACTATTTAGACAAAATTTGTCAGATTCCAGTTAAAACATTTTTGTTTAATGACCAAACTGATACAGACTTAAACCTTGGTGCTATTGCTCAAGATGTGCAAGCGGTTTGCCCTGAGTTGGTAATGGAGAGCAACTGGGCTGGTAAAGACCAACCAGAAAAGATGCGCTTGTCTATCTACCAAACAGACTTTCAATACGCATTGATGAAGTCAATCCAAGAACTAAAAGCAATAAACGACACACAAGCCGAAACAATCAACGCACTAACCGCCCGTATAGTGGCACTCGAATCTAGGGGTACTGTATGAGTCTAATTTTGGATGGTACAAACGGACTTTCCGATGTTGATGGTTCTGCCGCAACCCCTGCTATCAGGGGTACAGACGCAAACACAGGCATATTCTTTGGCACAGACATTATCGGGTTTAGCGAGGGTGGTGTTGAGGCTATGCGTATCAATGCAAGCGGCAACTTGCAAACACTTGCGACTATCGGTGTTGGTAACGCCACTCCCTCGACCTCTGGTGCTGGAGTCACTTTCCCCGCAACCCAATCAGCATCATCTGACGCAAACACATTGGATGATTATGAGGAAGGGACTTTTACTCCTGTCCTATCTCCAAATGCAGGTTCAATTACAACCCAAAGTTCTTATGGATACTATACAAAAGTTGGTAATAGCGTTACTGTTCTTGTAGCAATATCAATAGCAAATGGAGGAACTGCAAGCGGTGTTGCAACTATAACTGGGTTACCTTTTACATCACAGACAGTCACATCTTTATCTTCTGGTGGAAACAGGTCAGGAACAGCATCTTTTAGAGAAGATGGTAATACAGGCAATTGGTATTTTGGTTATTTCCTTAGTAATAATACTCAAATGGTAGTTTCGTCATCAACAAATGGCGCTTTAAGTTATACAAACAGCAATTGTTATGTGGCTAGTTTTGTGTATAGAACAACTTGATGCAAATAAAGGAAAAAACATGGCTTTAACAGAAACAAAAACAGTAGACCAAATCACAGTCACCGAAAACGGCATAGTCTTGTATCGGGAAGCAACACGCATCCTAAAAGATGGTGAGCAGATAGCACAGACATACCATCGTACAAGCCTAACACCAGCACAAGACTTAACAGGTCAACCATCCAATGTAGTGGCAATATGTAATGCCGCATGGACAGATGAAGTGATAGCGGCTTATCAGGCTCAATTAGAAGAACAAAGAATCTAATGACCCCAGAGCTGCAAAAATACTACGAAAATCGGTTCTCTACGATGGGAACTGATGGGTGGCTTGACTTAATGGAAGATATTGACAACATGATTGCATCATTGAACAATATCAGTACAATCCCTGACGAAGCGACTTTGCACTTTAAAAAAGGCGAGTTGTCAATTCTGACATGGCTGAGAACCTTGAAAGAGGTCAGCGAGAGAGCATACGAGGAATTGGATGAGAAGAATATTTGAATTTGCCTGTGAAAACGGGCATAAAACTTGGAAGGGTGGTCTGGTTCTTTCCCGTCAGCGCATGGGAAGTTCGAGAAAAGCCATCTTGACAAGTTGAAGTCTGAACGTAAGCAAAACTCGTAACAAGAGCGAGTTAAATGTCCTGAGAACGATCAAAACGCAGGAAAAAGGAAAAATATGTTGATTGACAAAGAAGATGAGACGCTAAGTGAGTTAGACGCAGTTGAGGAACAAAAACAACTCCCTGAAACAGAGCCACTCGCCCAAATACCCGACAAATATCGGGAAAAGTCTTTGGAAGATGTGGTCAAAATGCACCTTGAGGCTGAAAAGTTAATCGAGAGGCAAGGTAAGGAAGTCGGTGAGATTCGTAAACTGGCAGATGAACTTATAAAGCAAAACCTTAGTTCTAACAAACAACCTATTGAGAAAGATGAGCCTGAAGTAGATTTCTTTGAGAATCCTAAAGAGGCAATTCGTAAGACAGTAGACCAACATCCCGATGTAGTTGCGGGTCGCCAAGCGGCAAACGACTTCAAGAGGATGCAGATACAGCAGAAGTTAACGCAAGAACATCCTGACTATGTGCAGATTGTTCAAGACCAAGACTTTGTGAATTGGGTGAAATCCTCACCTGTTCGCCTAGACTTGTTTGCGAAGGCGGATGGTGCATTTGACTACGATAGTGCTAACGAGTTGTTGTCAACATTTAAACAGTTGAGAGGCGTGAAGGTTAAGCAAGCGAGTGAGTCTGGAGAGACAACCCGTAAGAATAACTTGAAGGCGGCTACTGTGGATGTAGGCGGTTCTGGGGAGAGTTCAAAGAGAGTTTATCGAAGGGCTGACCTTATTCGGCTGAAGATGACAGACCCGAACAGATACGATGCTTTGAGTGAGGAAATCATGCAAGCATACGCAGATGGACGGGTTAAGTAATTAACCTATCGTTTTTTGGAGATTTAACATGGCAACAGCATTTAGCCCGACCAATTCGGTCACAACCACCACCTCGGCAACGTTTATTCCTGAAATTTGGAGTGATGAGATTATTGCCGCCTACAAAAAGAACCTCGTTGTCGCTAATGCGGTAATGAAGATGAACTTTAAGGGTAAGAAGGGTGATGTGGTTCATATCCCTGCACCTACCCGTGGTTCAGCATCGCTAAAAGCCGCTGAGACAGCAGTCACTTTGATTGCCGCCACAGAGACTGAAGTGCAAGTGTCTATCAACAAACACTATGAATATAGCCGTTTGATCGAAGACATCGTAGAAGCCCAAGCCTTAAACAGTTTGCGTAACTTCTACACAGCAGACGCTGGCTATGCCTTGGCTAAGCAAGTCGATACTGATTTGATCCAATTAGGTCGTGCTTTCAATGGCGCAACTGTGGGAACAAATGACTATGCGACAAGCAATACAACTACTAAGGCTTTCATTGGTGGTGATGGCACTACTGCTTATAACAGCACAACTAGCAATGCTTCTGCATTGACAGATGCCGCTATCCGCAGAACCATCCAACGCCTTGATGACAATGACACCCCAATGGACGGAAGATTCTTCATCATCCCCCCCTCAAGCCGTAACACGCTTATGGGCTTGGCTCGTTATACAGAGCAAGCATTTGTGGGCAATGGAGATGCAATCCGCAATGGTGAAATTGGTCAACTCTATGGTATCCCTGTGTTTACCACTTCAAATGCTGATACTGGTGCAGGTAACACTGCTACAGACCGCATTTGCTTGATGGGTCATCGTGATGCTATGGTTTTGGTTGAGCAAATTGCTGTTCGTTCACAAGTGCAATACAAGCAAGAATACCTTGCTACATTGTTCACTTCTGACACTCTGTATGGAGTGAAAGCAGTTCGCACAGCCGCTACTACTGGTGCGGCTTTGTCATCCTCTGCGTTTGCTTTGGCAGTACCAGCCTAATTGCAGTTGCGCCCCCTGCCCTAGTGGTGGGGGGACTTTTTTAACTTAATTAGGAGAAATTATTATGGCAACAGCAAGTGCAGTTGTGACACGTAGAGGCAATGACAGTTTTCGGGGTTTATTCTCTGATACTTGGTCAGTTGTTTGTACTTTAAATGCTGGCTCATTAGTTGATGGTGCTGGTGAAACAGATGATGTAACA